ATTTTTTCAGTATTTAATATCTAATATCCAATATCCAATATTTAATTTCAATTATTAAATGTCTATCAATCCATATTATTCCAGCAATCGCGCTGGAGAGTTGGCAGCGATGGATCGTGGTTACGTCTCTAACGCCATTACCAGTGCAAACAGCATTGCAAACACTACCGTGCAATGCCCGTTTACACTGTCGTTAGCAGAGTACAGTTGGTTGAAGGAAGCTTTAGCGCCCAGAGAGCTTGTGTTGACGAACAAAAACACTAAATATCTGGCGCATCGAACGCATGCGCTTGCAGCATTTATGACGGATTACGCCACCAAAAAATTCGTACAATTTGCTGGTAAGTACGGACGTGCGATTGATGTAGGAGGAGGGTACGACTATACACCTGCGGTTGGCACACACATTTGTGCTCGTATAGCGTCAGATCGTGAAATGTCACGTTACCTCCATAGTGCAGTGCGTCAGTCTAATGACAAACTGTTTCAAACCGCACGTGGTAACAAACAGCTGTCTGTTTGCCACTCCGGTGCTGAGAATTGCACCTATAAAGCACCTTATTGTTATAGTGTTAACGCAAATTACGACATCAGTTTGAACAAACTAGCTGATATTTTCAACGCACACCAAGCTGTGGTGTACGACGTTGCTATGTTTTTGCCATCAATACTCAACAATAAGAAGATCAACATTCCCACGCCCGTTTACAACATCAAACTCGCGTCGAATCATGTCAAATTTTACTTCAACGACGGAAGTAATGGTTATTGTCATGATTACAATACTTGGAGATCTTATTTGACCGTCAACCGTATCAAATGTAAAGATTTCGATATTGTGTCGGAGATTGTTGATAATGTGTCTGATTTTTTTATTATCAGATACACCAGGATTGAACATCCATGCAACAACGAGAGGTTATTCCGTGTGTTTGACTTTGCTAAAATATACCACAAACAATACACTGTGGTACCTAACATCATCAAAACCATCAAAGGTGTTGTAGGTAACTATAATGCAAGTTACATTGTGTGTGAGACAGATTTTGTCCACAATGCAATCACATACGGACTGAAGCTTACAAAAGAGGTTTTTGCTTACCCAGCATTTAACACCCATTGTATTGCATTCAGCAAAAGCTTGGTATACGGCGCCGACAACGAGCTAGTATATCAGGGTATCACGAATAAGAACGAATCATTTAATGAACTCGTACTCAACTTATTCATTTACGTCGCGCTTAGACGTTGTGATGTCACCCAAACCATCAAGACGGCCTTCGGACTAATTAACGCAGATCAAAAGCGCGGTTTGATTAGTCAAGCTTGGATCAAGTTCAAAACATTGATCAAAGAGTCGCAGTCAGAATTCCTTGACACATGGTTTAGCACCTACCAAAACGTTGATGATATGGATACTATTGAAAAGATTGTGTGCAATTTAATGAAGGTCAGAGTAGTTAATTTGCAGCACTATATGTATGAGAACATACCGCATTGTGCTAAGAAATTTGATGCGATTAATGCAGAGTGGAATGTCAACAACGAAAATGGTTTTAGTGTGGAACCAGCTTTCAAAGAAGCAGTTGTTGCTGCCAACCCATTCGCACCATCAGAAGACACGATCTTTGATAAACACGTCGTAAAAGTGCCAGCCGTTGAGCACGAACCAAATGATAAATTTGGCCCGGGGCAGTGTGCATATCAAGCTTTGCAGAACTCTATGCATTCAATCGACAAAACTGCACTCAGATTTAACCCCTCTAGATCTGAGCTAGATGAGTTTTTAAAGTTATCTTATCACCATCGCAATCTAGGCAACGAAAGCGCCACAGCAAACATTTCATTCCAGAGTGATGAGCAAAATATCCGGCTACTCACTGAAGAATCAACGTGGTTGAGTTTGGAAGAAGTGTTCCTTATTGCTTATATCAATAAAGAAAACTGTGTAGTTATTAACCGCAAACAGAACACTGTTTCAACGTTTCGTGTTAAAGAAGGTGATATTAACTTGAAAATTTGTCATGATGGAGCCCAACATTGGTATTATACCAAATTTGTGGGTGGGTACAAAACAATCGTATCCACCACTAACCGGTTACTTCATACCAATCTACAAACTATGGATACCATATATCTATTGAAGGAGAAAACTGGTAACCATATGGTGTTAAAGATGCGTGAGCTGTTTGATATCATCAACACTATCGGTGGGGGTGATGATAGGGTGGTTGATCTCACAGCAGCACCCGGACATCTTGGTACCATATTTGTAGAATCAGGGCAGGGGAAGCGGTATTTTCCTTACACCGTAAACAATAAACTTAAGTGCCCAGCGAGCACATTGCAAAAATTCACCAATGAACATCGAAACTACGATCATCTTGATGAAGTGGACATCAAAGAGAATGACATCATTATCGTGGATTTATTTTTGCATGAGTTTCATTTGTTAACGGAGCTACTCAATAAATTAGCACCAACTAATCACTTATTCATCAAAAGTGATCCATATAAAGTTGGTGGTCTGGAGTTTCCATTTGACAGTTTCAAATTTAAACGAGTTTATAAGATGGACCATTCATTAATACAATCCGGTGAATTGTATTATTATCTTAGTGGTTATCTTAAAAATTTGAAACCAAGCGTTAACGTCAAGGAAATTGATGTAGATCAAATTAACAACTGTGAACACGTCATAGCCAGATCGCAAATTATTGAGCAGCATAAGGATAACATCACCGCGCAGGAGAGCATGATTGAAAAACATTTTAACACCTGCGTCAAGTTCACCGTTGATGAAGAATCATTCAACGACTTTATCAAGAAAAACCAACTACGTAAATATTTAATGCCCAATGATTTCACACTTTCATGTTTAAATGGAATTGGTGGATCACGCAAAACACAGCGCGTGGTTAATGTTTACAAAGCTGGTACGGATATGATTGTAAGTCCCATCAGGGCGCAATCAGATAACTTGATGCCACAAGGATCGCAGACGAAGCAAGAAATTTACACCTATATCGTATTGATACAGTACTTGCATCGTAATCCGAGTGTTAAAATTCGACATCTTTATATTGACGAATGCTTTGCTATGCAACCATCAGCAATTGCGTACTATTACGCTATGCATCTGAATGGTCGTATTAAAGCTATTCATTTGATGGGAGATTCCAAACAGATTGGGCCATACTGTAAAGATCACACTAAATTGCAGTTTGAACTCACCAATTATGTAACGGAAACACACAGATTACCACAAGACGTTACCCGTATGCTAGAAACTTACATCCCAAACGCACGTACATCGTCAAAGGTGGTCAACTCCTACAAAACAATTAAAGATTTGTGCAATCATGCAGTTGATGTGGCTTTAGCTTTTACTCAAGATGGTAAGAGTTACTTGGCTAGTTTAGGTTACAAAAGTATGACGGTCAATGAATCACAAGGTATGACATTTAGTAAAGTGTTATTGTACTTGGATGATTACTGTAGTGTCCAAACGATCGACAAAACAGTTGCGATACGTCAGGTTTACGTGGGTGCATCAAGGCACAAGGATGAGTTGTTGGTTTATGGTAAAAGTGCACCAGAGTTACAAGTGCTTTTAACCGTCCAAGGTGCGCCAATTGATGAGATCATAGAGCAAGCGTGCATACCATTGGTTACGGAACCACAAATTATTGTTGAAGATGTAAAAAGAACTTGGAGAGCTTACAACACTGATATCATTACCAACAAAGAATCCGTCATAGATGTCCTCATGAATTTGAATGTCAAGAAGAACTTCACACATAGTGCGGACATTCGCATTGAACCATTGAAACTTAAACAAATTGATGGAACCAAAATGAAGATTTCCGACGGTATACTACACCCAACTGATGTGAGCATTTCAGGTGGTAAACTTTCGGATCAACGTTTTGTGCTACCATATTACAGCAAAGATTGCTTCGGCACACTGAACACACAGATCGCCCGTTACGCGACCACACGCGCCAGTAGAGCACCGAACCACTATGAGAACTTACAAAGTGGTCTGGCTAAGTTTATTGATATGGCTAAATTTAAAACTCTTAAGCTGGATAATGATAATTTGACAAAACATTTTGTAAACTATATCATTGAACTGCAAAAGAAGATTAAACCAGCCACTACTGATATCGGACGTGTTTTAAACTTACCCGGTACAGTACGTAAACGTACCTCTATAGGTGATCTGGAGTATGAAGTAGACGCCATGGTGGATTACTACGTGTTGGACGAAAGCGACGAGAGTCTGGAACTTATACCACTGTCTTATCTTAAAGCATCAGTGGAGCATATCAGCCTTGTCGTAAATCGCAAAAACGTAGTTGACATGTTTGATGTTGACCTAATGAGCATAAGGGAACGTATGATAACTTTCACCATGAAGAAACAAGATAAACACGACCCAACCGGTTTGAAAGAAACAACTGGTAAAGCCGGTCAAGGCGTTAGTGCCTGGAGTAAAGTGTTAAACTTGTTCTTTTGCGCCTATTCACGTTACTTAACTGAATGTATTTTTAAATCTGCTAAACCGAATGTGTTATTAGCATTCAATAAGAGCGATGCAGAATTATCTACATTTTTTGCACAGTACAAAGACCAGTATACTAGTGAAAAATACAGTAACGTCAATTGTGATTTCAGTGAAATGGACACTTCACACACAAAGAGTATGTTGGAATTGGAACTGGAACTGTTTGGTTTATTGGGAGTCAATCATAAGATCATTGATTTTTACGCAAAAATGCGCACTGAATGGTGTAATTTGTACCAATGCAGTCAAGGTATTTCCATGTTAAACGGTCTTTATATGCAACATTCAGGACAACCGTTAACTATCACCGGAAATACTATACTGAATATGGCGGTACTAGGTTATGCGTACCGATTCCAAGAAATGCTCTATGCAGCGTTTAAAGGAGATGATTCACATATACGTGCTAAGAAAGTATCCGCTGTTCAAGGACGGAAAACTGCGATTTATGTAGAGCATGGATATAAATTGAAGATTAGCTTCGAAAAGGTATCCGAATTTATCGCAAACTTTGTAACACCATATGGTTTCTTCCCTGACGTTGTGCGAAGGTCGGTCAAAGCGGTCAGTAAAGTCTACGAAGATGAAGAATCTTGGGAAGAGTCACGCGTTAACTTGAAAGAAGTACTGAGCATGGTTAACACGGCCGATAAGTACAAGATTGGCATAGATTGCGCGTGCATTCATTACCGGGATAAAGGAGTGGCGATTAATGAGGAACAGGTGGGTTTATTATACCAATACCTAATACAATTGAGCAATACCTATTACAAGGATGCTGAGTTTATTCAGGTGGAAAACAGACTCACCTACTCTGATAATTATCAGAGTAAGTGAGTCCTCCTTTTTCTAATTAAATAATATATTACATCATATTATCACTCCTACATTTTATAACAACGACAACAACAAAATGAACACCGCTTCAGAATTAGTAGACAATAGCATGAACTTTGACCCCATGTCAGATGCCACATCTATGCCAGTACAGACACATGGAAAAGCTTTATCACCATCACAAGCTTTTGTATGTAAGGTCACGCATCCACCTACAACTGTTCCTGAATTTCAGGGATTACCAACGCAGGATGCAAGAACACAGGTCGTTTACCATATGCGTAACATCGACGTACTGAAAGCACCTGTTACCTTTGATTATGTTGCTGGCAAGTATGCGGAAAACACGTGGGACAATCATTCCGATTATTCTATAATCGTTCCTACTGGCTCTCGTATCAAGTGGTTTGGTTGCTGTTATCAATATAGTGTTGGTACTGGTTCACCTACTGTTTATATTCAAGATGTCGCTAATGTTGGTGTACAGGACAATTTTGATTTTCAGAATTGGGCCAGTACAGTCAACTTGTATCGACCTTGTTATAAATCCATTACCATGTACCCAAATGTAACAGCTTTCAACAACCAAGGTATAATTTCGGCACAACAATTTAATCCCAATATTTTGTTTTCTGGTTCGTTCTCCACGCTATCCTATGAACAACCCAAATTATTTACCTTGGCATTAGACCATTTGTACACTCGTAAAGGTGATGATTTATTCACCGCTGATGAAACTCATAGCGATTTCCACCACGCTATAATTGAGAACTGGTTTAAGACGCGCAAAATTAGATCACGCGGTCTGAACCTTGATCCCAACAACTTTCTCCAGGTAATTAACTTTGGTAAGATTGGATACGCAAATGATACTGTATCACTCGTACCAACGCCATCACAGATTGCACAGAATTCTATGCGATCTTATCAGGATAAATTTGTTAATGGTGCATTTGTAGTCAGCCGTGTAAATACTTTGTCACCCAAATGGATGTCTGGGTCTAACACCAACCCGACGACCAAGGGATTGTATGAATGCTGGTCTTTCACTATTGGTCAAGATGGACAAAACCACCTTACGCAACTTCTTGATCCAATTGCAGCTGGCGCAGCCAGTGGCGGACCTATGCTTGATACGTTGTGGTCTTCAGATATGACCTGGCAAATTATTAGAATGCAAGGTATTAGCCCTAATCCGATAACACCAAACGTCGGTAACAGCGCAGCCGTATCACCAATTGCTATCAAGAACTATTATGGCATTGAGGCACAACCTGTATGGAATGGTCCTTGGAACGGTATCGCTCGCATGTCACCGAAACCATCATTAACGGAAATGCAGGCCTTAATGGATACATTCTACGAAATGCCAGACGGTATGCCATCTAAGTATAATGCAATGGGTGCATTTCTGCCCTTTCTTGCGTCAGCATTGCCACATGCTCTCAATTTCGTTAAAGAGCTTATCATCAAGAAGAAGCCAAAAACTGAGAGAGCTGTCGCAGTGCCCACCACCTCCAAGCGAGAAAGAGCAGCAACTAGACCCATTTCTGACAACAACGACAAGCAAACCATCGCGAAGCTGCGACAACAACTTGCAGCAATGCAACTCAACCAAACTAACAAACCAAAGAGTAAGGGCAACAAAAAGGGAGGGCGAACAAAACCAATCCCAGTCATGGTTTTCGAAAGAAATAAGTGATGATTACACTATACTGTATAGCATTAACAACACAACGGACCCTATGGGCAGTATACCTGCATACAACACAGGCTTCTATCATCTTAAACATTTTGAAGAACATCTAGCACAATATTTAAATGATATTTTAGTTGATTTAGATTGTTATGTTGCTATTACTAGTAAATTTTTGTTGACACCACACTCCACACCCATAGAACGCTATAATTTATTGGTATCCATGCTATTACGTTATTACTCTGAAAAACCG